GCCTCTTCAGTGATCGAGAAGCCATATGCAATGGTTTCGTGCGTATAACGAGCGGTCCAAGCTTCTTGCGCGTTGTCATAAGCAATGGCGCTACCTTCGTTTTTAACCGGGGCAGCACTAAAGCCTGACAGCTTGGTTTCCTCTTCAAACGAACGCTCGGAACTCTCGGTTTCGTAGATTTCCTTGTGCTCTTCGCCATACTTCGCATACTCCAGACCGAACAATGCGTTCAAGCCGGGGAGAAGCTCTTTCAATAGTTGTGCGCGTGAAATAGCCATTTATATTCCCCTATTACAGTCCGGTTGGGTTGTAGTAGGCATGACCACCATCCACGACAGAGCCGGTTACGTTCGGTGCATTGAACTTAACGATAGCTTCGGGATAATAAACAGTGCCACTATAAGTAAACGCCGTATCCGGCACCAAATCAACAATACGCAAGGGCAATGTTGCCGTTACATCAGCGGAACTCAACAGGATAGCCTGCTGCGAATCCAAAGACGTAGTGTTGAGGGTATTAGCCACCAAAGCTACGTTATTGTTGATGTTGGTGTAGGTCAGACCCGTGGTCGTCGAAACAACCGTTGTGCCTGTAACTACAGCAACTTGGAAAAGCTGATCAGGATCTTCACAGACGTAGGCATTGATAAAGGTGTTTGCCTTTACCGAAGTGCCGCTGATCCATGCCTGCGAGAAGGTTGGTTGACCCGTCACAGAAGAAACAAACTGACAGCCAAGAAACACACCAGCAAAGCCAGTAGCTGGGCCAGTAGTTGTTTCCGTGGTTACAACAATAGTGCCATCCGAAGCAAACTTTACAGGGTCGCCAAAGCCGATGCTAGAAGCACCAGAGGCAATACGACGCTGACGGGTAGCTCCGGCAAACACCTGACCACCGATCAGATTGATCGGCTTCAAGCCATAAGGCTTGCTAACAGTCGGGTAAGCCATTTGGAATTACTCCTTGGATTGTTGATTACCGCGTCCGAATGTCACCGACGATTTGCGCTCTGTAAATAAAGGCATACGTGGGTCATTCTCGCGCATGAAGTTACTATCAACAGAACGCATTTGAGCTTCAGCTTGTGCATGATAATAAGCATTGCGTTGCTCAACAAATTCTGTCGGGGTTTTGCAAAGCATTAAGCCACCAACAACGATGTTGTCTTTGAAACGCTGGTTGTCATTTTCTAAATAACCAGAAATTTCAGGGTGATCTTCAGCCTTAACAGGTTCCCAGCCTTCACGTAGTTTGGTTGACACATTGCGAGGATCAGACTGTCCCATCATTGAAACGCGAATCCAGCGGTATTTATACCCTGGCTCTGGAGCGGGGTCAGGCAGTAACGTGGGGGGTGCCCAGCTACGAGGACGCTCAACTTTAGCGCGAGTATCAAGTTCGCGATTTACGCGATTTTCAATCGATTTAGAATCAGCCATTTTGTGTCATTCCTTCCGCTACTTTCTTAGCATACAATTCAAGGGGAATCCTCAACTTCTTAGCAAGTGCAACCTGAGTTTGTGTCAACGTGATTTTTTTCGGTGCAACGTTTCGACTTGCTGGGGCTACAACATTACTGCTCGTCCGTTTTGACTTTTCCTCTGAATTAGAAAAGTTTTCGGGGAATTTACTACGTACGGTTGTATTAATCCTTTCATAATACTCATCTGAATTAGGATCGTAGCCTTCTTCAACCAATTGTTCATGCAGCCCCAGAGTGAAGGCGGTCATAGGCCGATTTGCTCCAAACCACTGATTTTGCTTTCGCCATGCAAGTGCTTTGGGGTCCGGCTTATTTTCTGGCGCGGGTTCAGTTTGCATATTTACAGGAAATTTTGTTTCCTGTAAAGGGGGTGCCCTAAAGTTTTCAACTTTATCAAGCCTTAACTTGGCTTGTGTCATTTCCTCTTGGGCTGCAACAATTTGATCGGCATCACCAGCGTCATAAGCAGCTTTATATTTAGCTCGTGCTTGAGCCAAAGCAAATTCAGCGTTTTGTTTAGCTGTGCCTACTAAAAGCGTAGTGTGATCGCCAAGATTCTTTTTGAGAGCGTTATTCTCATTAATAATATGTTGAGCAAGCCTTAATGCTTCTTCACGCTCACGTAACGCAGCTTCTTTAGCCCGACGTTCATCGTGGTATCCATGCGACAATTTCTTAATACGCTTTTGGACACTTTCATCGTATTTAGAAAGCTCATCGTCAGTTACTTCATTAACAGGCTCTTCAAGCGGTTTACGTCCTTTATCAGGTTCCGGCGTGTCGTCAACTACTTCAATCTCAATCTCGACATCATCCTTAGCCTTGACTTCTACTTCTTTCTCATCAGGGAATTTAAATTCAGTTTGTTCCATGTTTCACCTCATGCACGTTGGATACCACGGGGGTCTTCGACCACCGCTTCAACGGAATCATCGTTAATAATCCGAAACTCACGATCATGAATCTTGAGTCTAGTGCCTGTGTTTGCACGGGTAATAATAAAATCTCCTGGCTTACACCACGGTCCAGTAGGAAAGCGGTTTTGATCTGCGTAAGCCATATCACCGAGTGATACAACAAAGAGCACATTACTTAATAGCTCTTCATACTTCACTGTCGTATCGGCTTTAATAATCCCGCTATCAAATTTGCTTTCAATTGTAGGGAGCGTACAAAGAATCTTATACCCCTTAACCTGTGGCACTTGTCTAGCTTTTTCCTGCGCTTCTTCGATAACAGCTTGAGCTGTTTCAGTCATTTTCATATTCCTCATACCGTTGCACAAGGTCTTGTACTTCCATCCTTGCACGGCGCAGACCTTGGATAACGCCGCACAAATTCTTGTATTCCGCAAAATCTTTACAGCTTCCTTCAGCAAGCGAGTCAGCTACTTCACGTTCACGCTCTTTGAGTTTGTTAAATAAATGATCAAGCATCATTCGTTCTTGGCTCATTTAGCGTTCCTTTTAGCCATAGCAGTTTTAAGCAAATCAGCTTGGATCTTCTTATCGTCGCGTTTATCTTGGCTTTGCAGTCGGATATTCTCCTTCTGTGCTTCAAGCTGTATGCGTTCTTTTTCGTTTTGTAGTCGGCCTTGTGCAAGTGCAATATCGGCTTGATCCTTAGCAGCTTTGCGCTGCTGCTCCATACCCTTGATCTGAAGTTCTTGCTGCTGCATCTGAACCAGCGGATCTTGTGCAATTTGTTGAGCTTGTTGTTGAGCAGCTTGGGATTGGTGAATCTGCAATACTTGCTGCGCTGCTTCTGCCACATACTTAGCCATCGCAAGCTCTTCGGCTTCAGATATATCTTGATCCGGTCCGGGTAGTGGTGCGCCCACACGCTGTTCAATCTCTTGTCTGTATCTAAACCCTAAATGCTCAGCAACGTGAGCCATCATTGCAGCTTGCATCTGCTGTGCCATCGGGTTTTGCCCAATCGTCCCCATAACACTTGGGTCTTGCAAGAAGGTCATATGCGTTGTGATATGCGCTTGGTGATCCTGATAGATAAAGGCTTTGAGTGGTGTGCCTTTAAGCACATTCATATTCTCAGTGATTGGATCTTTAGGCTTCTGATCATCAGGCAGTGGTACAAGCTTGTCAGCATTGGGAATACCCAGCACATCCAACATCTGCCTGTGAAGCCGTGGGAGGTCGTAGAGCTGAGGCGCACCCTGAGCTAGCTGCAAGGCAGCTTGGTACTGCACAACCCGCTGAGCCATCGTTGAAGCATTGGGGTCACTTACAGGAATAACTTCTACGATGTCGTAGTCTTCAGCCTTAACTTGTGGGGTGCCATCTTGCGGCACGTAACTATAATCAGGACTTGTATATTCTCTAATAATTTCTTTAAGCAGCTTGAACTCTTCTTTCATCGCTGCATGGATGCGAGCCTGTACAGCACCCATCGTCTTTAACTGCCGCTCCAAGAGAGCTAGGGTGGTTCCCACCGGAGCCTGACTCGACATATCGCTGACTTTCATATCAGCCATACCACTAAGGCGTCGCGCTTCTTCGGTGATCTGGTTTAACAGTGCAAGGAGTGTTTGACTTGGTTCTTTGTACGGAAGAGGTAGTATGTTGTCTCTAATTGCACCACCGGGGACATCCACATCTCGCCATTCGCCGGGGGCGATAGGCGTGTCATCACCTTTAATCCGCAGTCCTCTGGACTTCAACCCACCGGGGAGATTAGACAATGAACCTGCATCGACCAACTGACGAATCAGCATGGTACCCGCTGTAGCGTAACCACCAATAATATGAATCAACCCGAAGCCATACGCCCCAAACCCTGGGATGTACATATAGTGCACAAAATGCTGTCTCGCTGCTTTACGTGGGTCGTCTTCTTTATAATTGCGACGTATTGCTAGAACCTTATTGGTTCCTTTGTCGATGGTAATAACGTAGGGTAGTGGCAGTTCTTCTTCATACCCCGGCAAGTCATACTCGATGTGTACTTCATATATCTGATACCGCTCATCTTTAGTTTGCTCAATGCCTTCTTTCTGAGCTTTAGCTTTCTCAATATCAGTCTGGCTAGCGTAAGGTTCGCCAATATCCACATCACGATAAAACCCACTGACTTGCAGTCGTTTTAGGTCATTCTTAGTCTTACGCATCACATGCGTGAGGCGGTCTGTACGTCGGATATTTGTTACACCATAGGGCAGGATGATGTCTTCAGCAGGAATATAAAATGACACTTGCCGTTCAAGTGATGGGTCGTAGTAGACCTTTTTAAATGACGATCCAGCTAGTGCCACGCCCCATAATGCACGCTCATGTTCTGAGCGATACTCAGGCATTTTGTCAGTTAACTGATAATTCATATCAGCTTCCACACGCCCTGCGGCTTCTTCAACCTCTGGGTTCCACTGCCCAACAATACTTGTTTTTACAGGCCCATCAGCAGGGAAAGTCTCCATAATGGACTCGCTCTGGAAGCGAATCGCAGCCTCAGTCAGCAATGTAGAGAACACACCACAAGCGCCATCCCAAGGCTCGGTCACGTTGTCATAACGCAATCCAAGAACGTCAAGTCCTTTGACATACGTATCAGCCCAATCTTTGCGAGAGTTAATATCAGCTTCGATTAATTCCATGATGTCCCCTGCAACCTTTTGCAGATCGGACTCTTCCATGTGCTCAGCTAGGTTGGAATCAAAACTTTCTTCTGCGGTTTCATCTTCAGGCATCAAATCAATCTCAACACCATCGATACCAATCGATACACCTTCGGGGTTTACAATCTCTATCTCAATAGGTGCTTCTTCCATGCCAAGAGCTTCAATGCCTTCGGGCATACCATAGAGTGCTTTATCAATAGCCATGATCTTTCCTAACTTAAGTAGTAACCGCGCTTAGCACCACGAAAACCCCGAAAATACTTAATATCGTCTGGTTCATCGCTTGGAAGACGCAAAAACCCACCGTTCCTAAAACGTGCTAATGCTAACGTAGTTGCATCCACATAGTCATCATGCTCCCCCGCAGGGAAGGCTGCAACCTCATCAATTAACTCTTCTGACCATCTTGTATTGGGCACCCACACCCGTCCCGACTGAATAATGTCAGACACTGAATTAAGCCTAGTTATCTTGTCATTACCTTTACTGGGAGTGAACTCGGACACCGGCACACCCATCCGACGCAGTTCTTGGTACAGGGATATACCTGAGACCTTCTTTTCTACGATGAGTGCATCAGGTTCGTACTCTTTATACAACTCAAGCACTCGCTTTTTAAGCTCAAAGAACTCCATTCGTGCTTTCCACGCGTCTAGCAAAATTATGTTTGTCTGTCCTTCCTCAGTCGTCCATACACCCCACGTAGTACACGCAGAATAATCCGACCTATTAGTCGTTTCGTACGCCGTATCCCACGACTGAATGATAAAATCACACTTGGGTGGGTCATCTTTCTCCCATACCTTCCACCATTCGCGCTTAACGATGGCACCTTCT